GCTTATGGACGTTGGGATGTCCATCGACTTAACATCAAAAAAGAATCTCATTACAGGCCCACACCAGCAACAGAAATGGAAGGTTTGATGTGTGCTGCTCCGTTTGAGGAGCCATTGAGATCATTAGAGGAACGGGAGAGGGATCAGGAAGATCTTATCTTTGCAGTTCACGAAACATTTATGAGGTTCACATCTGACGAGCGGTGGTTATACCACATGCTCGTTGATGTGGGCCTTTCTTTGCGTTTTGTAGCCTTAGTTTTGGAGATTCCTAAGACGACGTTGGCTCGACGTAGGGACGAACTTGCGGCGAAACTCAGAGAGTGTCTCCTTGAAGATCCCAGGGTAAGGGATTACTTAAGCAGGGAGTGTTAAAGATCGTCGCTGTTGGCTGTGCAAGCTTTAAGGAACGTGCTGAACCCGTTCAACCATTGCAACAGAGTCGCAAGAGCAATCATGTTCCCGTCTTCTGCTTGATCCCAAGCATCGAGAAGCTGCTCTACTTCTTCTAAATCAAATGTAAGAAGAACACCTAACGTTCCGTTTATCCATTGAGCATGGGTGCCATCGTCCATGTCTAACAAGCCCTTACTCGAAAGTAAGGTCTGTTCTATTTCGTCTTCAATGTCTAAACCCTGCTCGGCCATCCAGTTGGCCCAGATGTCATCGAATGGTTCTTCTTTATCCACGGGTTACCTCCCGAGGCGAGCCTTAGCCAAAGTTTTTAATGCCGCAATGAGGCCTGCTACCGCTGCCGTGCCTGCTGCTTTCCAGGTGCTTACGTCAGTGATAACTATGATTGCGAGCCCTGCTTCGAAGGCTGTCCAAACGGAGCGTTCAATCCAGTCAGCCCATGAGAACTTTGATTTAGGAGTTTCTTCAGTCACTTGTTACTTTCCGAACGGTCGTCCGCCCTGGTTCTGATTGCCCAGTGCGGTGGAACGAAGGTATGCGGCATCAGTTTTGGCTTTAGAACCCATTGCCTGGGCGTTATCTGCCGAATCAGAGTCTTTCCATTGCTTACTTTTTTTAGCCATATCTACGGCCTCCTATAGGTTGTTTGGTGTGGCCCACGAAGAATAGAACTTCTATTCTTCGTCAGCTAAATAGTACATCCCAAGTTCTACCGCCCACTATGCCATCAACTTTAAGGAATGCACAGTATTTGACCTGGAACATTTTGACTGCCCTTTTCGTGTTGTATCCAAAGATGCCATCGATCCCCCCAGGTTCATACCCAAGATCCCTCAGACGCTCCTGAACGGTCCGTACGGCCTCCCCACGGCTCCTCCGCCTCTTAGATAGGGGAGTATGGGATACAACCGCTTTAAGGTTCTCCAGGTGAGCCCTGATTCCGTCCCAATCTATTTTGTTGGGATCTCCAAGCGGTGACGGCATCCCTGACCTCAACCAGTTGTACAACCAGTTCCCAGGGCAAGTGGAATTTCCTAAATCCCTGTGTCCTTTGACCCAAAGCTTCCCTTCATAACGACTATTAATGTGACGAATCAGCCACTTAATAGAATCCAACGCAGGTTCAGGAGCTTCTACTTCTCCCCAACCCGTAAAACAAATCGACTCAGTACGACTATTCCAACCCTTAGTAGCACCAGAAATGACGCTCCCTCCACGGCCTGCATAAATAACTCCCCCTTCATCAACCAACCAGTTGTACGCAATAGCATTCCAGCCCCGCGAATCCATATGGAAACGCTCAAAAGCTTTCAACGCAGCTACACCCTTCGGCCCGTTCTTCACACCACTGTGATGAAGAACAACACCCCTAACCCTTGACGACCTCAACTTAGTGAAAGGCCGTTTAGGGAGACGGGCATCCCACCCGTCCCGAGAAATAATTGTTCTTTCAGACATATCTAAATCCTAGACCGTACGGTTCTCGATATCTTTCTTATCCTTAAGATCCTTAGCAACGTCCCTACGATTAGAAATAAGAACACCCCGTTTCATACCCCGAGTATTCAACCGAACGTTCGTACCAAATACGGTCGAAATCCAAGTAGCAGTTACCCGTTCTTGTTTAGCTTTCTCATTCGGGAACAACCGACGCAACCGCCCAAGAACAGGAGAGAACTGATCCATAATATAGATACCTTTATCAGTCATCTTCCAGTCACCCTTCGAGTTTTTTTTGGCCCAGTTAAGACCGCCCAAAGCATTCATCAACCCAGGGATCTTCTCATAAGTAAGAGGAACCTGCTGGTACCTGCCACTAAACGGGATGGATGAAAAGTATTGTTTCCCAGCCCACATTTCTATCGGAAGTTTGTACAGAGGCAGCGCTGACTCAACCAGCGGACGCCACGGTTCCATAGTATTCACAGACTTCGACCATTTAGCAAGATCACGGAACGGCAAATCAGGCATCGTATACGCCCGATTCCCCCCAATCGTAAACGGCAAACGGATACTCATATTCTCCCCAAACCAGCTAGGAACAAGCCCTTCCTCAGGAGAATGCAACTCCATCTCTTTCTTGACCTGAGCCAACCGACCCCAAGCCGCAGGTTTCTTACCAATCGACTCAACAAGCACAGGCAAAACATTTTTCTGCCACGTCCAGAACGGAATAACTTGCTTCATTTTTCGTTCCGTCTGAGTCAAATGTGCGTAATCGAAGTGGTACTTAGTGACAGCCGCAAACGCATCATCCAAACTTCCACCACCCATAGATACGTGATGAGCCAATGCGCCACGCAACATAAACTCAGCATCCTGATTAACCGCACGCACCATCGCAAAAGGCTTAAACTCAGCCCTAAACGGATTCAATGACCCCTGCTTTAAAGCTCCCATGATCCCAGCAGAGTTATCCAATTCACTCATAACTTCCATCGTGACCTGACCCTGACCACTCATACCAGTCCGATACCACCCCAAAAACACTTCAAGCTCATCCTTCTGGACAGCAGACTGAACTCGTGGGGTACCAAGTTTGCCTTTCAAACGAACAGGTTTACCACCAGCAATAAGCCGCTCTACCCCGAAAGCGATATCACCTTCACGACCACCCTCTTTAGCAGCTTCCTTGGCGGCACGCCGAATACCCAGAACCCTGCCATGCAAACCCATAGGCACATCAGCAATCTGGTTATTGATCCACATACCCCCCATCATGTTTCTCAAAACGAAACCAGGAGTAGAAACAGCCTGAGCTTTCCACCAGTTCAAAAACGTTGAGTACGTCCGCATAAACTCACTCATGGCTTTCGTGTCAGCGGTTCTAGCTGCGGCCTGAACCGCAGCAGAAAACAGTTCAACCGTGGATTCTCCCGCTCCCCCCACAAGACTGTATCCACGCAACAAATTGTTCGTTCTATTGGATACATCACGAGCGCTCCCAAGACCCACCATGTTGACCATGTAGTCATTTAACCGACCATCGTAAGCGTCAGAAAGGTTATGAAGATTACGGACTTTCCGCAGTTCACTAACGGCAGCCTGTTGAGAGTCCTGCGCGCTGATTCGGATAGTTGTGGCATCCGAATCCATCAACCGCAACTTCTCCAGCTTCAAGTCATCAACAATTTTTTGTTGCTGAACCATAACTGCGCTTACCCGAGTGAGTTCGTCTTCAGTTAGCTCTTTCTTTCCTCGCCAATAAGTACGCCGTTCAGCTAAGTAAGCCTCAGTCTCTAACAATTTCTTTTGGGCAGAGTTCATTGCTATTTCAAGCTCTTCAAACTTAGCTCCAAGAAGATCAAACGATTCCTGCAACGCTTCAGTCGTTTCATCAGAAACCTGGCCTACCGTTTGCTTTGCATAAGGTACGCCTCTGTCAGGTCGTTTCCTTAAGCCACGAGTAAGAATGTCTTCTATCTCACGCATCTTCGCATTCAACAAGTTACGATCCGCCGCACCAATATCAGAAAGAAGCTGCTCAATATTCGTACCTATAGGAGACTCCCCCTCAAGGAGCGGCTTCCCGCCCTTAATCGTTCTATAACGATCCAAACGAGCAAGGATACCCATATCCCCCTCATCAAGATTCTCTATAACATGCTTAAGCTCCGCCAACTCAGGCATATCCTCAAGCCACTTTTTCCACTTAGGATTATCAGCAAAGATCTCTCCCAAACGTTTAGAAATACGACCCAACTCATCCTTACGGGCAACACTCGCAAGCCTCTTCCCATTCCTGGCGAAATCAAAGAAACCATCAGCCGACATGGCGTTCAAGAAATCTTCCATATCGTCAGCCGCACGAACCGTAACGTCGTCCAACATGCGGTTAATGAACGTGGACTTAAAGTTACGCAACCCCTCACGCATGACATTCACCATGTCTTGGATCTCTTTGTAACTATCAAACAGCGGCATAAACCCTTGAAGCTCAGGGTTAATACCCTGAACAGCTTCAATACGCTTCAACAGTTCTTCAAATTGATGAATCTGATCGTCAAGAACGTGAATCATTTCAACAGCATCGCTACGGGCAGCATGCAAACGAGCAGCCTCATCAGCAGTTTGCCGAACCTTCTGACTTATGTATCCAACCCCCTTACGAAGATCGTAAGCACCCCCTGGGCTAATCAAAGCCATAGCGTCATTACTCAAACCTTCAATGCCTGAACCGTTTTCAATGGCACGCATAACAGAAGCAATAGCTTCCATCTCTCCTTCAAGAACAGCTACTTCGATAGCTGCCTTTTCGGCTGCCGCTTTACTTGTTTTGCTTCCTGCTTTACCAGCTTCACCCGTGTACTTATTAAGGTTGTCATCCCGAGCAGTCTTTATTGCCTCTAGCTCATTTTTCTTTGCCTGCG